ATAGAGTGAAGGCACAGTTTGAATCTTTAGGAGTAAAAAAGATTGAGGTAGCTGAATGGGGCGAGGAAGGCAAACCTTTAATAATATATTGCTCACCATTTACACTTGGTGAAAAAAGAAACCTATTTAAAGGTGCTAAGAATGATGATCTAGGAGTATTAGTAGATGCAATCGTTTTAAAAGCAAAAGACTCAGAAGGAAATAAAATATTTAAGCTAGATGACAAGCTAACATTATTGAATAATGCTGATTCAAATGTTATAGCTAGAGTATCAACAGAAATGTTGAATGGTGTTTCTTACGAGGACGCAGAAAAAAAGTAAGATTTGACCCTGAGTTATATACTATACTTGCTCTTGGTCACGAATTAAAAAAAAGTATGGAAGAAGTTCTCTTGATGACACAAGAAGAATTTTATTATTGGATTGGATATTTTAAAGTGAAGGCAGACAAAGAGAAATTAAACTATGGCAGATCAGCAACTAAACATCACCCTAAACGCAATAGATAATACTAAAAAGGCACTTACTGATCTACAAAACAATTTAAAAGGAATAGACAAACAAGCCAAAGAAGCAACTACAACATTCTTTTCATTTTCTAATGTATTAAAAACATTTATAACGGCAGAAGTAATTAGACAAACGTATAGTATTCTAAGTGCTTTTCAAGATATAAAAATTGCTCTTAATCAAGTTACTGGTTCAACAGAACAAGGTGCAAGAGCATTTGATTTTTTAAGCAAATTTTCAGAATCATCTAGGTTTAGTGTTAAAGAATTATCTGATGCTTTTATATTACTTTATAGAGCAGGAATAAATCCTAGCGAGGAATTACTTAAAACATTTACAGATACAGCTTCTGGTGCAAAAGAACCATTACAAGCATTAAATGCTTTAATTCTTTTGTACACTAAAGGAACTGAAACTGGTTTAGGGTTAATGCAATTAAAAAGATTAGAAAACGAAGGAATACCAGTATTTAAAATATTAAGAGAACAATTTAAATTAAATGAAGAAGCTGTTGCAGATTATTTAAAAACTACACGTGGAACAAAAGATATATTAGATTTATTAAGACAAGGATTAGGAAAAACATTTGGTGGAACTGAAGCAGCTAATGCCAAAACTCTTAGTGTTTCTTTAAATGATGTTTGGAACTCTGTTCAAAAATTGATTATTGCATTAGGTGAAACAGGATTGAATAAAATTTTAGTTGATACATTTAATTTAATGAAAGATGTAATTGATTTAATTTCAGATTCAAAATTAGCCAAATTTGTTGGTCTTTTAGGAAATATAACAAGTGTTGCAACTGGCAAAATTAGTGAAGCTATTTCTGAATATAAAAAGGCTAGAAAAGGATATGAAGAAGTAATTGGTGCTGGTGGAAAAAAAAAACTAGCAGTTGAAGAACCCCCAAAAGCCGATCCAAATACATTAACACAAGATATTTATGTACAATTAGCTAACGCACAAAAACAAATTTATAATAATTGGAATAATATTAACGAAACAATATCTAAAGGAACTGTTGAAGCTATTAGGTCAGTATCACAAGGTATCGCAGAATCAATTGTATTGGGTAAAAAATTAGGAGATACATTTAAAGAGATTGCACAAAAAATAGTTATCAAAATTATTTCTGGTTTAATTGAAGAACAATTAATTAAACTTGCCTTAATAGCATTAGATCAATTTGCAGTAATTCTTGGTCTTGAAAAACTGGTAACAGAGAGAGCAATTACAGAAGAAAAAAGAAAACAAGCAATATTAGATGGCAAACAAACTGATTCACCTTCTGGAATGGTTCAAAAACAATTAGGAAACATATTTGATGAATTGTTTAATAAATTAAAAACTTCTTTTGACGACATATTTACTTCTATCTCAGATATTTTTGGTTCAATAAGCGATTACAGTTCACAAATATTTAGTGATATTGGAAGTAGCTTAATGGATATTCTTGGAAATTTAGGTTCTAGTGTTGGAGATATATTTAATTCAATAGGTGGTTCTTTAGGAGACATACTTGGAAGCATGGGTAATATGTTTGGTGGTGGCGGTGGTGGTGGCGGTGGTTTTGATTTAGGAACATTAATTGATATTGGAACTATGTTATTTGCGGCAGAAGGCGGTGCTATAACTGCTGGACAACCTTATGTAGTTGGAGAACGTGGTAGAGAATTATTTATACCAAGTCAAAGCGGAACAATGATACCAAATCACGACTTAGGAACTACTGGTTCAACAAGTATTAATTTTACAATAAATGCTACAGATGTTAGAGGAGTTCAAGAGTTATTAATTAATAATAGAGCAACGATTACAAATTTAGTTAATCAAGCACTTAACGCAAGAGGTAAATCTAATTTAGTATGAGTGGAACATTCCCTTCAAGTCCAGTAGCTAATTCAGCATCAATATCTTCTCAACAGAATACTATTGTTTCAACAACAACTTCTGGCAGACGACAAGCAAGACAAATTGACGGACAAAGATTTAGAATGACTATTAGTTTCCCACCAATGACAAGAACAGAATTTGCACCGATCAATGCTTTTATAATGAAACAAAGATCACAACTAGAATCATTTACTTATTCTCCACCAACTGTATCTACAACACTTGGACTTGCTACTGGAGTAATTAGAAATGATGGCATTGTTAGTGCTGGTGCAACAACTTGCACAATAGATGGAATGGCAAATAGTACAACTGGAGTATTTAAAGCTGGAGATTATTTTAGATTCACAGGACAAACAAAAGTTTATATGATTGTTGCAGATGTATCATCTAATGGTTCTGGTTCTGGTACATTAACATTTGAACCACCATTAAGAACTGCTGTTGCTGATAATACAATATTAATTTATTCTAGTGTAGATTTTACATTAGGTTTAGTTGCAGATGTTCAAGAGTTTAATATTGGCACAGAAAATTTATTTCAATATCAGCTTGACGTTATAGAGGTATTATAATGGCAAGGTCATTATCTGGTTCACTCATTACAGAACTTGCTACAGATAAACTTAATCCAGTTGATTTAGTATATATCGGAGTTAGAACAGGATATTATTACACAGATCATTACAAAGATATTTCTTATGATGGAAATACTTATCAAGCATCTTCATTATTATTAGGAGTATCTGACGCATCAGAAACATCAGAAGTAGCAGTAAATGATTTAGTATTAAAATTTAGTGGTGCAGATCAAACAATGATAAGTTTATTTCTTAATTATGACTACATGAATAAACAGGCATTTGTTTATAGAGGATTCTTAGATGCTTCTCAGGCATTAATATCTAGCCCATTTCTTTTATTTGATGGAAGAATAGAAAATTTTAATATTACAGAAACAGATAATACTTCTGAAGTTGCAATTTCAATAGCTTCACATTGGGCAGATTTTGATAAGATTGCTGGAAGAAAAACAAATACTAATTCACAAAAATTATATTTCTCTACTGATAAAGGTTTTGATTATGCATCACAATCAGTTAAAGAAATTAAATGGGGAAGGGCATGAATGACTTTTACCGAATTATATCGGTGTACAGACATTTTGAAAAATATAACAAATATACTTATGGACAAATCGCTAATCATATTTTGCCTTCTTATAATCTTGGACAATATCAGATTCATAGAGATAAAGATGAAATTATTGGCTATACAAATTGGGCATTGATTAACGATATAGTAGAACATAAATTTATGAAAACTGGACAACTAAAATCTAATGAATGGAATTGTGGAAACAATCTTTGGCATATTGAAACATTAGCTAAAAGAAACCTAAAAGAAATTATGTCTTGGACTAAAGATCATTTTACAAATCTATATGGAGTAGACAAACCAATTAAATGGATAAGAGTTAAAGAAGATAAAATTGTTAAACATCAAATGAGACTTACTAAGCCAAGCTGGAATTTAGGTGGGAGATTAAATGGGTAGTATATTCAAATCAGTTACAAAAATATTTACTACTATAACTTCAATAGTATCAACAGCATTAAGTTGGTTACAACCTTCTAAACCTAAATCTGGTTTTAATTCTAATTTTGAATCAGCACAAGGTGTACTTGTTAATAAAGATTCTAATGATGCAAACATACCAATAGTTTATGGTACAAGACAAGTTGGTATATCAAGAGTATTTGTTGAAAGTTCAGGTGATGCAAATAAATATCTTTATGTAGCTGGAGTCCTTTGCGAAGGTGGAGATGCAGGAATAGAAT